CAAGTAACAACTTGTGTGAAACGAACGTGATGAGGTCAGAATGGCATGGCCCTGTGAGGTGCCCCCATGATGATTCTTGTCTGTGTGATCTGAGTATTACATTTCGACCTGAGATGAAAGTCTCGAATATTTACCTAAGAAGGCGGGAAGGTGGAAGGAATCGAACCACGGCAGAAATGTTGGCCCTCCTGAAGTCGAAGGTGGATAATTACTCCATTAGTATGGGGGGAAGACTCGTAGCAATGCTGAATCCTCGAACGAATGATGTCGCGGTGCAAATAGCAATAGAGAACAGTGGGTGTACAAATATTCACTTTGTTCCTGCTCCGAATGGTTCTAGTCTTCCTTTTGCCAACTCTCCGATACGCCCAGTAGATATGCGCATTAGGCGATCTATTGAGGATGCTGACTTGCGTTTCTTTATGGAACGTGGCGTAAGGAAAAAGAGAGATTGGTACCGAACTAATGTTTGGGAATATTGCCCTAACCTTTGTCCGGGGTCGAAGCCTTTGAAGAATGAAGAAGTTCCCTCATTATTAGCTTTAGCAGCCCGGCAGGTTTCTGGGGCTAATATGTCTATGGGAATGATTAATGGTCGACCGCGTGTTGTCTCAGCTATGGATAATGTAGAATCTGAGAAAGGTGTAGCAGCTATGGCGCTGCACGCCCGACCAACCGATGTGGTTACCCCCTCTATGAGGGAGGCTTTAGGGAGATTGACAAAAGCCCTAGATGTAATGTACTCTTCTTTGGGAACAGCCAAAGAATTTCAGCAACATGATGCCCGTGTATCTCTTGAACGGATCAAAGAGATGTATTTGGGAGCGTCAGCTGGGAGTTTTCTAGAAAAGGCTGAGGCATTTGAACATACTGATGTCAATGCCCAGCTTAAATTTATAAAGAAGGCATCTCAGAAAAAGATCCACAGTCATGAAGCTACGATAAATGCAGTAATTGATTTCTTAGCAGGAGATGAACCTATCCAGACCATATTCACGCAAAATTACAAGAATGAACAATTCTTTTCTCGAGATAAGCAGGCTCGACGAGAGGCTTGGGAGAAATTTATAAATAAGATACGAGTTTATGAAATTCCGAATGAATTCTTTATTCTCCTTGAGCGTTTATCGCAGACTACCAGGATTTTGCTGGAACGTGCCCACCATATTTGTATTGGGATGAAATGGTCCCGTGGTGGAGCATGGGCCTTTGCAAAGAAGCATAGAATGACCCCTGGTCGAGAATGGAAAAGACGTGCAGGTGATGGCGATTTTGAAAAGTTGGATCAGAACTTACATAGCTTATTGATGAATCTACTTTACTCATTGGCTCTGGTTTATTTTAAGCCAGGATCAGCCGATTACGAGGCAATGAAGAGGATGATTGAGTTTTTGGCTGAAACAGTGTCAGCTCGACTTGTCCGCTTTGTTGGTAGACTTTGGGCAATAGTTATTGGAAAGATGCCATCGGGAACCTGGGCAACATCGCATGGCGACTCCTTTATAGTTCTCATCTGGTATATGATCTTTGGGATCATGCAGATAGAGAAGATGCCGGAGCATTTACAGGATGAGGCCCTTGCTAGATTGATAAATCTAGAATTAATGATGACAATCTATGGGGATGATCATTTAGGTTCTCAGGACAGAGATGAGATCGGGCTCTACTTCAGTGAGACTGAGTTTGCGGCCTGGTGTAATACCTACTTTGGAGTGGCTATCCGTGATCTTCGTAATGATGTGAGATACATTGTTAGGGAGAGAAATGGTTATAGAAAGCATCCTGGTATTATCTTTTTACGTCAGAACTTTGTACGAAACAAAGATGGTTATGATGAGACACCATATTTGCCCTTCCGTGAGATGGATGAGTACATCACTAAAGCAGTCCATGGAAGAGAAACAAAAGATCGTGACATCTTTGATTTTATCCTTTCCCTTTTAGGCCATAGTTATGGTACCTATGCGAGTAATTTTACAGCATACTCTTGGTTAAAGAATGCTTTTACTTCTTCCGTTACTAATCTGTCAGAAGAGGAGCGTACTACCTGTCTAGGTCTAATAGAAACCCGTTGTCCTCAGGATAATGAGTTTGTTAAAAAGATGAGACAGGCGGATATTGCAATGACAGATCTTATTAACGGTTTCCCTCGTTATGAGACCTTGAAGAAGAAGAATGTTTATGATGAGATTTATCATAGTCAAGTTCGTCTTGACCATCTCGAACGTTAATCTTGTTTCTTAAATTCATTAAAATCCGAAATGATATGTTTCAGTGTGAACTGTTTAGCAGATGTAGCACTTTTTAATCAAAAAAAA